TATTTGCGCTGCACCACTCACAATGATACGTGAATGATGCGTAGTGTTATCGCCCTCGTTGTCCTTGCGCTGTCCTACAACGTGAGCGATTAGAACGACATGCACCTTATGGAACTTGTGAATGTCTTTCAACATTGCAATCAAGTCCTTAAAGGCACCTGACTCAGCATTAAATTCCTCTAGTCCTGATACAGAAATACCACCGATGGTCTTACCCTTTGAATCTCCACCGCCGGACTTCTTTATCTTACGGACTTGAGAAGTCATCGCATCTCCCATTGACGTAATGGAATCAACGATAATAGTTTTGAATGGACAGTTCACCTGAAGCTGTTCCAACTTGGCTTGAGGTTTCTGCCAATCAGTGTAGTCATCATAATGGATGTCCTTCATCTTAATTCCCCATCTCTTAGCAGGAAGATTCAGGGCTTCCATCTTTTGGTCTGTCGAAATCCAATACTGTGGCGTTGGATACGACAAGGCACACGTTGACTTACGAGTTCCGGGTTCACCTTTTAGCATGGTGAATAGCCCGTTTTCTAGGCTTGCTTGGTCTAGTGTTGGCACTACTTCCCTTTCACCATTGGTGACAGTCTAAGTTTTAGTTCCCGAAAGAAACTCAGCAATCGCAGCCACATGTTCAGCTTTCTCCTTCTTGTGGACTACACAAGTAGAACAGTGGGGTCTTAACAACGGCCTGTTACTTGAACCGTGGAGCGTTTGCTTTGTAATGAGCATCGGCTCACCACACTTGTTACACTCACACAGTTTCCCTTCTGCAAGTAAGATAGGAACATAGTGCGAGCACGTCGGTTTCATGCACTTGTATACAACGTAGGGTTGTCCGTCACGAGACAGATTCACCCTCTTGTATCGGTGCAAATGGTTAGCCGGTGCCTTCTTAGCCATTCCTTTTCCTCGTGTATAACTCCTTGCTAGCAATCGCGAGGAGAACATACACTGTGCTGGTAGTTCTGCCAGTAACCTTCATGACCTGAGTGAGTGTTACCTCATTGTTCAGCCATGCTTGCACTAGCTCTAACTGTTCCTCACTCACCTTGCACTCACGCATGGCAGTGGGAATCTCTTTCGCCTTCTCCAACAGTGACTGTTTAGCCATTAGTTATCTCCTTAGTCGTCGTCGTTAGTTGGATTCCATTCAGGCCCAACATAGAAGTTGAGCTTGATATTCTCCTCACGCATCTGTGGGTCAGACGAACACACATGCTCGTAGAAGTTACAGTTCCCATACTTCGTTTCACAGTTCGTGAAGTTGGGAGGCCAGTGTCCAGTCTCTGCATACATCAGCAGTAGCTTGGCATAATACGGTAGAGTTTCAGACTGCCACTCAAACAATCGAGCAGCAGAGTATGGCACAGGATTACGTGTGAACTTCTCCTCAGGTTTCAACGAGGTCTGCCATCCAACCTTGTTGAGAATCATCTGACGAGTTTCCATTACGATGCACTGACCCATGAACTGATTGTTCATTGAGTTAGTAGGCCGACGCTGCTTCATCGTCTTGTGGTCAACAGGAAAGATACCCTGATTAGTGTCAACCACCCAATCAAGTTTCGCTTTCCACAATACGCGAATCTCATCGTCCTCGTAAAGAATCTTACCTTTGACTGTCTCTACTTCGAGAGGCACCCAATGGTCATTACGGTAGAACTGTGTGTATTGGTCACACGTATCGAGAACGTAGTGCCAACCAATCAGATAGCCCTCTGACTCCTTCGGTGTATTCTTAACACCGGGATAGTCATTAGCTCTGTGTCCACACAGTGGCTTAGGAATCTCTGGCGATGGCTTGAAGTCTGTGCATCCTTGACAGCCACCGATATACATCTCGGCTGCTGCCATGCCATACCCTATCGCAGCTTCACGCTTCACTCCGTTAATCATGCTGCCATAGAATACTTCAAGGAACTTATGGAGGATACTACCACACTCCATAGAGTTCGATTTACCGCCGATGCCTTGCAGCGACAGATTGAATCTGAAGTCTGCAAGTCTAGGACAAGACATTAGAGCAGTCAGGACAGTAGCGTCCAGAATGACATTCTTCTTGCCACCCTGAATTACTTCTACTACCCTGTCTATTCCACTGTCGTTGTCAATGCTCCGATTGTCGGTCATTGAACCCTCTTAGGCACTACTACGCTAAAGTGCTCATTAGTTACAGTTAGTTGATACCAGCCCTCGGGTAACTTACCTCCGGCGATATCGAATAGGTCTGGCGTGGACATTTCACCATCAGGGTATGAGACTACGAACCCATACCCTATGATAGCGCCGTGGTCATACACAATCAACTTGTGCATCACACCACATTTAATCGTGCTCCTTCGGCTCATGAATGCCCACCAGACTCTCGAACTCCTTGTTAGTCATAAGGTGGAATGTCACCTTAAGAAAGTCAGGAAGCTGCCACAATTTCAGCTTGAATTCTTCCAGACAATAGTGATGATGCGCCCACTTCTGAGCTTTGGTAATGCAGCCCTCACCCTCGAATACACGGACAGGCTTACCATCCTCGTGGATTACAGCAGCCATTACCATGTCAGTTCTCCACTTAGTCGCGGGGGTCGATGACGGTATCTTGTTCACCGAACATCTCCTTCCATTCATCAGGTGTGATACCAGTAATGAGAAACTCACGCTCCTCATTTGAAAGATACTTGAACGCATCCTGCACAAACACGCGATTCACTAACCAGCGGTAGAAGGATGCTGAAAACTGTTCCAGCGTAGCTGAAATGATGATTAGCTTTGTCGTTCCTGCTAATCTGAGTTCGAGCCTACCACCTTCGAGTTCGGTGATATTAAACTCTAACCCCTTCGGAGAGATTCTATAGATAGTCATCATCATTCTCCATTCCCTCTAATAGTAGAGGGTTACAGTGACAGCAGTGCCACACGTTCTCAAGCAGAATATGCTCGGCGAATGTGCAGCAGATGCGACAAAAGAAGTTACGACGCTTCTCATGAATGGGCGGTGTCATGCCAACGCACCTCAGTATCGCCTACATCCATGTAGAAGTAGCGCGATGCAATAGCAACTTCCTTACGCCCATCGAACTTCCTGTGTCCCCAATCCATTCGCACGATACGCGAATACTGGAATTGGATGAACTCTAGTGACGCCCACTTGCGAGGGTCAGCATTCTTCTCACGCCACATCTCAAGCGCGAGAGCAATATCTTTGTCCATAGTTACTCCTTCTCCGGAGCATCATTCGGATGGGTCTTGCGCCACTTTAGCGCAGCCAACCTATTAGCCTCAGCCATCTCACCAGTGAACTTATCTCTGGTGATTTCCAGATGCTCGTTGATACGCAACAGAGCACATGGGCCACAGATATCGTATGTGTATTCCCCGTTCAGAAATGCTGGACTGAGGAAAGACTCAGGATACTTCCATCCACAGTCACTACACCTTGGCACTGGGATGACTCCTGAGATAGTCAGTCAACTTCTGCATGGCCCACACCAGTGTCTCACTACGTGCGAGCATCAACTTTTTATCGAACTCGTCGCCAGTGTTAGCGAACTTGATGTAGTCCTGAATCTGTGTGTGATACTCCTCGAATATCTCATCCACAGCTTGCTGTGTTCCGTCACCATGATGAACGTGACACCTTACATCACCACGTTCATTCATCATCAACTCGAAAGCGAGGATACGCTCAATGACACGCTCTGTCCACTGGTCATTGGTCATATCGTGAGCACTGTAGAACTCGACAGTGAACTTCTGCATCTTCTTCGGCGCAATCTCACACATAGTCACCTCACAGTTGGGTGAGCCACACTATTGTGACCCACCCCTTGTTAGTTAGAAGCTAGCAACCGCCGTGATGTTAGTCGTCACGGTAACACCCTTCTTAACCTTCTTCTCACGATGCTTCTGCACAATCATTTCCGCAAGTTCCTTTGCAAAAGCACCCTCATTCCACACCGGCTGGGCTTCACCCTTATTCATGGCCGCGTGGAAGTTCCGACGCTTAGTCTCAACCAATCCACCGATGTGCTGGTCGATAGTTCCCTCAGCCTCAGGGCAGGTGATGTTAATGACATTCGACACCTGACCGATACGACGGAAGCGTCCCGGTGTAGCTTGGTCCTCATTCTGTGGATTCCACTGACGCTCATGCAGGATGCTATCTGCACAAGTCTGAAGGTTAAGACCTTCACCACATGCCAGCGTTGATGCAATCATGATGCAACGCTTGGTAGTGTTGAAAGTTTCCTGCGTCTGGTAACCCTCAGGCTTGCCAGTGTGCTTCGACGTATACTGAAAGACGCTAACTTTCTCATCCTTCAGTGTCTGAGCCAACTCATACCAATCAGGATTGCTACCCTTATCGGTATTGGTCAGTGCCGACAGCATCAACTCGCCAACATCCTTGTGATGAACGAATACCACCAGCTTTCTGTCAGTGTCCTCGATGAACTGTTCAATGAACGACAGAGTAGCAGGAATCTTCGCCAATCCAGTGATATGGCGCATCCTCGACATCTTCGCGAGGATTTCGATGCTGCTAATCTTATCTTCTTCGCCTGACATAACGTATTCGTTATACCAAGCAACGAAGTCGCTCACACTGTCATCGTATGAACTCTGTTCCAACTCATCAAGTTGGACATTCAGCTTCATACGATTGATGTCAGGGAACTCGTCCATTACCTCATTGTATTCACGCCGAATGAGGAGCGATGAAACGTATTCCTTGAACTTCTCAGGACGGCGAATACCGCCCATCTTCTTCTTGGAACCTTCCCAATAGAAGTCCACCCACGTATCAAGGTAGTTCTGATACGAGTAGAACTTGATAGGGTCGATAAGGTTCAGCGCAGGGAAAAATTCACTGCCACGATTCTTCCATGGTGTTCCGGATAGCTCGATAACCTTACAATCGGCATTGGCTGAAACGAGCTTCCGAACTTCCTGCGTCCTCGAACTATCAGGGTTCTTGATTTGCTGGACTTCATCGAGAATGACAAGCTCGATACCCAGCTTGTGGAGTTTCTCACGGGGGAAACGACGTAGCAAGTCATATGGGATAATGTAGAGTTTCAGGTTCGGCATCAGATAATCCTTCGACGTTGAGATTATCTGACTAATAAACTCCGGTCCAAGCCACGTCACAGCAGCCTTGAACCATTGGAATTTGATGGCAGACTTGGTAACTACCATCGTTTTCTTGTGCTTCTTGGCATGGAACTTCAGATATGCGAGGGCTTGCATCGTCTTGCCCAGCCCCATATCATCGAAGATTCCAAAACCTTTCTGCATTGCAAGTGCTGCTTCA